GAGTTTATAAACTACACTCTGGAGGTGGACAAGCTAGGGAACGTCAAAGATAAGTTCCCCGACAAGGATAACCATAGCATTGACGCTATCAGGTACGCTCTGGAGGATGCTATGGCTGGGGTGAATACCATCGGTATTGAGGTGTTGAGGGGGGCGAAGGTATATGGCTAGGAGAACCAAGAAACCTGGCTGGCTGAAACAGGCTATTGGAGAGATATCAAAGCTAAGGCAGAGTATGTTCGGGAGATTCGGCGGGGTCCTTTATGGGGGCTTTTCTGGGCAAGGGAGCGCGCCGTATGTCTTGAGCAGCAACAAGGTAAATTATGAGCTGTCCCGGCAACTGTATCACAATACCCATGATGGCTACAAGCTGGGAGCCGGATTCGCGAAGCCCGTGGTCAATACCCTGGCCGGTTTTATGGGGGTGCCTCATTTTCGGTGTAAGGATGAGGAGGCCCAGGAGATCCTTGATGAATGCATTTGTCGATGGACAAGTCGGATGCAAAGGACCCATCAGTTGGGGCTGCGTGATGGGGACTGCTTCGTCATGCTGGTAAACTTAGAAAGTAGCTCTCCCCTCTACCCGGATGAAGACCGCCGGATAGACTACCTCCTCATCCCTCCCGAGCAAGTGGTGGACATTGAAGTAGACCCATTTTTAAGAAACCCCATTTCCTACACCTTGAAGGGGAAGGTGACGTGGGATGAAGGCTTACGGGAGTATACAGTCACGCAGATAATCACCGCTAAGGATATTACTATTGAGTTGGAAGGGGATATCCCTCCCGAACTACCGCTTGGCCTGGAGCCGGGGACTACCCCCAATAAGTGGGGGTTCATTCCGATTGTCCACTTTAAGAACGAGCCGGAAGAATCGGAGCTGTATGGATGCAGCGAACTGGAGCCGATTGAGCCTTACATGAAGGCGTATCATGATGTAATGATCCATGCCCTCCAGGGTTCAAAAATGCACTCTGTCCCCAGGCTGAAGTTCCTGCTGAATAACGTGGAGAAGTTCCTGGAGAACAACTTCCCGGAGGCCCTTCAGGCGTTCCGGCAGGGTCAGCCAGCAAACATCAATCTGACTGGTCACGAGCTGCTCATATTCCAGGAAGGGGAGAACGCGGAATTCATCGAGGTCCGATCTTCCATCGGGGATGCTAAGGCCCTGTTAAAGTTCCTGTTCTACTGCATCGTAGATACATCGGAAGTGCCTGAATTCGCGTTCGGGGTTCATACCCCATCCAGTCATGCCAGTGTCAAGGAACAGATGCCCCTCCTCATCCGGAGGGTGGCTCGTAAACGGGAACAGGTTACGGAAAGTTGGCAGCTTCTAGCCAGGATGGTTTTGATCATGAACAGTACTGTAAGTGGTAAGAAGTTTGAGAGCTATGATGTGGAAATTGAGTGGGATGCCGTGGTAGAGCGGGATGAGAAGGAATACGCAGAGACCATCAATACCCTGGTGAATGCCCTCAGTACTGCCTTGCTGAATGGTTTAATTAGCCTTGATGCCGCTGTCGACCTGCTACAGCAATATATTGTAACTATGCAGGAGTATGCTTCTGATGATCCAGAACTACCTGGGGAAAGGGAGCGTATAATCAAGTCCTGGATTATGAGACGTAGGCTAGAGGATGCTGAAGGTTTGAAGGACCAGCTTGAGGAGATTGACAAGGAGCTGGAAGACCAGACCCAGCAGGGGGATTAGGGGATGAAATCGAAAGTCCCGAGTGAGGTTGAACAAATCAAGGCTGCCGCTGGGGAGTATCGTAAATGGGCGTTGGAGGCCAGGAAAAAATACATAGAGCTTCGGCTCCTACAAGACCCGGAAATCCGTAAACTCTATGAACAGGCTGCGGACAAGGTGGCCAGGGAGTTGCGGGATCTTGCTGGTCCTTCTGGCCAGTTACGTAGACGACAGTTAGAAACTTTGGAGAAAATACTGCGGGCGGAGGCTGATTCCTTCACTAACAAATTTAGTTCCGCATTAGGGCGATACATTTACCAGGCTTCTGATGCTGGAGTGGGGTATAGTCGGGCAGTGCTTCTGAATGTGTTCGGAAGAGCTGGGGTAAATATTACTGGCTTGAAGACCTTCTATTCCATGGTGAATCGCCAGGCAGTAGAAGCCTGTTGGGCCAGGACGAAGGGGGGCCTTTTTCTATCAGATCGTATCTGGCAGCAGGGGGTAAACCTCCGGAGCGCCATGCGGGATGTAATTCAGACATCCGTCGCCACCGGGATGGATGCTAAAAGGGTTGCCAGGATATTGCAAAGGTATGTCCGGGAAGGCAAACAAACTTTGGTAAAAGACTACCCCAACATGATGAAACGAATGGGGAGCAGGATCCCTGAGGACATGTGCTACGAGGCCCTGCGCCTGGCCAGGACGGAGATGACGGCAGCCTTCGGGGAGGGGACCATAGCGGCGGCCTGGGCAAGTCCCAGCTACCAAGGGATGAAGTGGGTGCTTTCTAATACCCACCCGGTAACCGATATCTGTGATGAGCTGGCTGCAGCGGACTTGTATGGGCTGGGAGCCGGGGTTTATTCTCCAGGGGAAGAGCCGCCTATGCCCGCACATCCCAACTGCCTCTGTACCCTGGTCCCGATACACGAACCCCCGGACCAGTTCTTGAATCGGTTGAAGAAGTGGCGGGATGATCCGGAAAGTGACCCGGAGTTAGAGAAGTGGTATCAGGAGTTGTCGGGGCGATAAGGGAAGACCTGTAATTCCATAGAAAAGGGGTATTTTTATGGAGAAACCAATCAAGGACCAGAAGATTCAGGTGAAGCAGCCTCCTCCTTTCAGAAGAATAGAGGTCCACTCCGGGCATCAAAAGCTCATGGTCCGGGATTTAAAAACTGGGCAATATGTTGGTAAGAGGTAAGCTGAGACATACCTTGAGGAGGAGGTGAAAAAGCGCTGAAAAAGTTCATAGTTATCAAAACCGAGAGCAGTGCTTCCTGGGGGGACGTGGACAAGTCCCGAATCTGGTCTATGCTCAAGAAAGGATTGGAGGAAGGGGTGGAAGGGGCTGTTGCGGCTGTTAAGGAGGTATATGCCGCGATTAAGACCTCCATCAATAAGGAGCTAACTCAAGCAGACTGTTGGGGGCCTCACCACGAGATTCGGGACGACGGTAGCATCGTCCTGAACCGGGCCGGTCTTATCGCTGCAGCAGCGGCCTTGTCAGGAGCCCGGAGTGAGCCTGATTTATCCCCAGCTCAGAAAAGCCAGGCAGCCAGGCACTTGTTAAGGCATTACCGGGAGCTGGAGCTGGAACCGCCGGAGTCCCTGATAGGATCTATCGGGGAAATGTGTGCTCTCCAGGCACTCATCTGTGGGGAAATGGATGTGGATGATATCCCTCTTGCCCCTTGGGTGGACTTGAACTCCATAAAGGCTGGGGATGATTCCCCGATGGAGGTCGTGGTGGAAGTCCCGGCTGGTAAGAGTAAGCGGGGATGGAATTATCGACCTGAGGCTCTCCAAAAGATTATTGGGGAGGTAATGAGTCAAGGGTTACCTGGCTTTCTGGGCCACCAGAAGCCGGATGAGGTTGGTACCCAGTTCCCTACCCCCGTCACCCATTGGGTTGGTGCTAAGTGGGAGAATGGAAGGGCATATTTTCGAGGGGTGATCGATAAGGCTGCTGCCGACCTGAAGCGCTGGATCAAGGCCCATACCATCCGCCAGGTGAGTATTTTTGGGATCCCAAAGCTTCAGCGGGTGAATGGGGAATACAACGTAGTGGATTACAAGCCGTTATCCATCGACTGGACCCCACTGAATCGCTCCGGGATGCCTACATTCGTGGTGGCTATCGGGGAGATGCCGGAGCTGGATGAGATTATTAAAAACGGAGGTGTTATAGCAGAAATGTCTTGGAAGGAATATGTTTCTAAACTTAAAGCAATGCTACAAAGCGGTGAAGTGACGGTGCAACAAATCTGTGGTGAGATGGGATGGACAGCGGAACAATTGGCTAAGATCCTTGACCCTGACTGGGTGAACAAGGTCACCGGGGAAATGTCTACGATGGAGGAAATTAGGAAAACGGTCTCTGGGGACAAGCCGGTTGAAGTGATTGCGGGAGCCTTTGAGACCCTGGGTAAGGTAAGGCACGCCCTGGATATCTCCGGGGAAATGGATGTAGTTAAGGCTGCTGAGGATGCCAAAAAGGCCCTCGACGAGAAGGCCCGGGCGGACTGGGAAAAGACGATGAATGAGGTCATCAAGGAGAAGGTTGCCGGGGAAATGGCCCAAGGTCTGGTTAAGCGGATGCTTAACGTAGCGGAAGATGCTACCAAAGAACAAATTGCTGGCGAGATTGACAAGCTCTTGGCGGATGAAACCATCAAGACCGCCATCAGCAGGTTCCACACGGACTTCCCGCCAGTCGTCGGGGGTTATAGCGGTAGTGGCTCCGGCGTGGTGAAGAAGCGGACATCCAGCATCTAACAAAAGCAAACAAAGGCTTATGGCCTTAATTTAATGTGGAGGTGTATTAAATTGACTTGGACTGGACAACCTACTCCCGCAACTGCTGTATATCTTGGTTACGGGAAAATCTCTGACGGAAAATCGATTAAGGTGGATGTGCCGGAGAGCACCACCATTACTGCTGGCAAACTCTATCTCCTGGACGGCTTTTTGGGGGTTGCGATGGAGAGTGTTACCACCGGTGAAGGGGAAACTTCTGAGGTGACACTTTCTATTGAGAATGCCGAGTATGAAACCGACCAAATCAATACTGGGGAGGCTTTCACCAAAGGGGCGGATGTCTATTGGGACAGCAACAACAAGCGCCTGACCACCGCTGCTACGGCTCTTTATGCAGGCCAGGTGACCTCTGCAAAAGATAGCAACAACGTGATCTGGTTTAAGCTAGCCCCGCGGGTAATCACAAACGCGGATGCCCTGGCGAGCTTCTTGCGTAACAGTGTTCAAGCCGGGCTTCTGGCCGGAGCCCCAACTGCCGCATCTACCCATGCCGACGGTGACGCCTATGACTTCAATGTCGACATTGAGCCCGGCCTGGTGAAGGTAAACAATGTTCTGAAAGAGTTTGCCGCTCAGGCTAACTTCGACATTGCCCACGATGCGGCAAGCCCACTCAGCGCAGCCAAGCCGGATATCATCTACACTGTTGTAGCCGCTGAGGCCAATGGCGTTGTAACTATGGTTCCGGTAGCCGGGGCCGCTGCCGCTGCTGATGCCGCCGCCGCACCAACCACTGCCGCCATCACTGCCGCGGTAGGGCACGCCAACTGGATCAGGCTGTTTAATACCAGGCTACACCGCACCGCCGACGACGCCTGCACCCAGACCTACGACAATAGTGTGCGGCCGAGTTATTAATGCCTAAAAACAAAGTTGGAGGTGTATAAATTGTCTTTTAATGTTGTATCTATTGAGTCTTTGAGAGAGAAACGGCGTCAGGGTACTTTCACGTCGAATGTGCCTTTTGTGGTGAATGGAAAGCTACATGAAGTTGAAAAGAAAATTATCAACGGGGAAATGGAAACCCTCGAGCTCACCCGGCCTGTTGGGGAAATGCTCACCAGCGGTTCCCTTTCCCAGTACACCGACCTCCTGCGCAAGGTCGTCCTTGATGTTGAACTGGGCCGCGAGCAGGTCCCTCTGGTCTACAAACCGATTTATGAGACCCTTTCCGACCCTAACATGCCCAAGTTGATTGATGCGAAGTGGGCCTTGTACGGAACTGTGGTATTCACTGAACATCTTGAAGGCGAGGAAGTCAAGTTCGGTAGGTTGGCAGTTGAATATGGACCGACTGCAAGAATCTTGACCTTTGCTGCGGGTTTTGAATACACCAAGGAAATGAAAGACTTCAACGATTCTTTCTCCCTGGAGATCCTCAACCGTAGCACAGGCGAAGCCTGGAACGCCCTCCTGAACCACATTCACCTGAACCCGATCCTCAGCCATTCCTATGATCCGAACAATCAAACCGATTGGCAGGGAGATTCTGGGGACGACCTCTGGGTCGGTTACTGGAAGACCTTGTCACAAGCGGTGAACGACGCTAATGTCGCCAAGCGCCCCGGCAATATTCTGCTGGCCAGCGCCCAGAATAGGGCCAATATCGAGATGGCACTGAAGGGCGGGTTCATGATCAAGGGAACCACCTACCCGGCGGTAGATGGCATTGACACCGTGATCTACTACGATGGCTGGAATGTCCAGGTTGGGAAGAGGTCCTACTCATACTCTGGCGTAAGTGCTGGGAAAGCATACCTGATCCGGCCAAGACGTGGCTTCAAAGAGCTCGTCAAGCAAGACCTGCGCATCGAAGCCTCTGCCGCCGACCTGTCCCGGTTAATCGAAGCGCAAATTGTGGGCTATGGCTATCGTGGTGTTTACGCTGCAGTAACGGAGAATGTCCAGGAAATTGACCTTACTCCAGATGAATAAACGGGGTGTTATCTATGACACCGACTAACGAGTTGAGAGAAGAACTGCGGGAGATGCTGGCTGAAACCATCCCACCCGGGGGGATCGACAGTGATACTCTTTTTACTGAAGAGCAGATTAATAGCCTGTTGGTTAAGTCTGTAAATGTGTATATGGCGGCCTCTAAAGGCTGGGAGCGGAAAGCGGATCTGCTCCTTGCGAAGAA